CTGGTGCCGTACTTGCCGGTGACGTAGGGGATCGTGAACGCGATCACCAGAGGTTGGAGTGCGCCGCCGCTGAGTGTGTTGAGGGCTTGTGTGGTGCTGACACCGGAGACCCAGCTGGCCGCGAAGGTTGCCGGGGCAGTCGCCAATAGGCTGTCCTGGTGGCCAATGCCCGTGAGGTACCAGCCCGACCACTTGTTGTCGCAGGCGGCGAGGACGGCGTTGAGCGCGGTCGCGCCGCCATTTCCGGCGGTCCAGAAGGCCGCGGCGGTCTGACCGCAGGTCGCGCCGATGAAGCCGATGGGGCACTGCAGTTGTTTGATCAGCAGCCGCACGAGTTGGGTCACGCCGGCGCTGTTGTAGGCGGCGGTGGTGCTGCCGGCGACGGCGGTGCCGTTGAATGGCAGCTGCCACGCCATCGCTGCCGGGCTCGCGAAGTCGAACGAGCCGTTGTTGCCCTGGTTGACGAAGATGCGGCCGAACGGCGATACGGTGAGCAGGCCCTTGGCCGTGCCGCCTGCGCCGGTCGCGTAGCCTGTCGTGGCCGTGATCGTCGTCGCGTCCGTCAGCATCGTGAACAGGCGATAGACCAGCGACTGCGAAGTGCCAGCCGCGATCACATGGCCCATGGTGATCGGCGTCGTGCCCAGCTGGATTGCCGCCTTGTCCCCCGAAAGGTCGAGGTAGAAATAGCCGTCGTTCGTGACGTTGGCGGTGTCCGGGTCGCTCAACTTCGGAACGTCGACGCCGGTGACGTTTAGCGTCTGGGCGCCGGCGCTGACGGTGCCGACCAGCCACCAGTCTTGGAGGACGGTGTTCGAGCCGTCGATCGAGCGGCGGCGCGCATAGACGGTGCCCGGCACCGTGACGTTGACCGTGTACGGCACTGTGCCCGCGCCCAGCCCCTGGCCGCCGCCGGTCTTCGTGTCGCGCTGATAGACCCGGCTGGCTTTCGCCAGCTGTGTCGCGGTGAAGACTGCGGGCGAACCGCCGCCACTCGCGCCGGCCACAAGCGCCAGGAGCGAGTCAGCCGTCTGATTCGTGATCACGACGTTCGCACCGACCGGGTACGGTCCGAACTCGATGCGCGCCGGAGCCGGCCCGTGTCGCCGCGTGACCGCATTGCCGATGGCCGGCGTCACCACGCTCTGCCACAGTCCGCCATTCGTCGAGACGGCCACGTAGCCCTGGTCCGCCACCGTGAAGGTCTGCGGCGTGCCGGCGACGACCGGCGTGATCGATGGCGCGCTGGGCTCGTAGTCGATGTAGACGAGGCTGTCGACAGTCTGGTTGACCAGCGTCAGTGTCGCGCCCCCGACGTACGGCCCGAACGTGCGCCGCTTCGGGTCTGGTCCGTGATTCGACGACCGGGCGCTGCCGATCGCCGGCACTTCGCTGGACGTCCAGAAGCCGCCATTGGTGGCAACGGTGACCTTGCCGCCGTCGGCGATCGTGATCGCCGCGCTGGAGCCGGCTGCGATGGTCGTCATTACGGGCCTTCAGGCGAAGAAAAACCGCCCTGGGGCGGTTCGTTGGTGGGTGCGGCGCCGGGCGCCGGCGGAGGCTGGTTGGCGAGCGGGAAGGCCGCGCCGTCCCCGACCGGGATAGGACCGTTCGGGGCGTTCTGGTTCACGCCGGTGGGCAGGTCGGGTGCGGCCGGCTCGTCGTCGCCGGCGGGCAACGCGGGCGCCTGGCCGGCCTGCGAACCATCCGGCGCGCCCTGGGCCTGCGCCTCGGCAATCGTCTGCAGCACGAGGGCTTGCACCTGCTCCGCGGTCATGCCGGCGCCCAGCACCTTCATGCGCTGGGTCTCGGCGTTGTACTGGTCGATCTTCAACTGCGCGGCCTTCGTGAGGCCGTCGACCTGCGCCTGTTTCTCGTCGGCCTGGGCCTTGGCCAGCTGGTCGCCGGCCTGCTGCACCAGCCCCTGCATGTGCTGCAGCTGCTGCTGGCACTGCTCGAGCTGCTGCTTGACCGAGTCGATGTCGTCGGCCTTGTTCTCGTCGGCCAGCGCCTGCTGCACCGGCGGCGGCGCCATCGCGAGCAGCGCCTTCGAGAGCTTGTCGGCCTCGGGCCAATCCTGCATGCGCGCCCAGATCGGGGCCACGACGGCTGCGATCGCCGGCTGACCCTTCATGAGCTCGGTCAAGCCGTCCGAAGCCTCTTCCCGGAGCGTCGTGTAGCTCGGACCGGCCTTCGTCATGACGTCGTAGTCGCCGGTGCCGAGGTTGATGGTCGTCTCGCCATCGGGGCGCACGCTGTAGGCGTCGCCATTCGGGTCGATCTTGACCGCCTTGACGGTGCCGTCCAGGCCGAGGATGTGGGCCTCGCGCTTCTCGTCGTAGAGCCGCGGCAGCATGTCGATGACGATGCGCCCGACGAACGCGATGGCCGTGTTCAGGTTGTCGCCGAAGTGGAAGTTGGCGGTGTCGCCCTCCTGGCGCTTCTGGCGGATCGCGATGCCGCTGTGTTCGGCTGTCGGCGCGCCCACGCTCGCGCGGTACATGCCCACGCTCGCCTGGATGTCGTTGTCGGCGAACTGCGCGCCCTGCGCGAACGCCGCCGGCAGGTTGGGCGGGGGCATGCGCGTGGGCTTGGGCAGCTCGTTGCCGTCATCGTCCCGCGCGTTCCAGGTCAGCACAGCCTTGTTCGAACGGTTGGCGGCCTTCCAGTCGTCCTCGAAGCCGGCGATGGACTCCGCAGCCGCCTCGTAGGGCGCCTTGGGCTGCAGGGCCACGGCCTCGACCCAGGCCGAGCGCTCGTAGTTGTAGGCGCGCTGCGCCTCCATCATGCTGCGCACCATGCCCGAGAGATAGCGCTTCTCGTCGATCCACACCTCGTTGCCGATGACCGGCACCAGCCCGATCCAGCGGCTCGGAAACGTCGTCTCCTCGAGGATCTCGTTGCCGTTCATCTTCCGCCAGAGCACCTTGCGCTCGGAGCCCATGTAGTCGCTCTCGAGCAGCGGCTGCGTGCCGATCTGCTTGGCGACGTCCCAGTATTCGTCCTCGCCGACGTCGCGACGTGTGCCGTCTGGCAGGCGGATGACCAGGCGGTTCTGCTTCTTCTCGACGACCTCGAGGTACTCGGCAATGCGGACCGTGTTCTCCTGAAACCAGCTGCCGCCCGGGCTCTTCGAGTCGAAGGCCTGCGTGTCCTTGCCCGGGTACTGGCGCTCGAAGGTCTTCTTCGCGATGTTGGACTCGACGAAGCCCCAGCCGATGTCCATACCGTCGGGCTCGACCCAGTTCGGGTCGACCGTGATCGCGAGCGGGTTGTGCACGCGGCAGATGCGCACTTCCTGGAAGTTGAGCTTCTCGTTGACCACCTCTGGCATCACGCGGATCCATCCCAGTCCCATGCGTGCGGCGTGCTCCACGGCGTTGTCGTAGGCGATCTGCGCGCGCGAGCGGTACTCGATGTGGCGGAACATGCCCTCGATGGCGGTGGCCACTTCCTGGCGGGCGCCCGAGCTTGCCGGCAGCGCCTGCAGGCCGGGCTTGTTCTGGCGGCAGTCGTTGACCACCTGGCGGATGTACTGGTTCGTGTGGTCCAACGTCAGGCACGGGCGTGCGCCGTCCGGGCCCTGCGTGCGGATGCGCCTGGCCGCGTCATCCCACTGCTCGGGCGCGGCCGGGTTGCTGAACTTCGCGTCCTCGAGCATGCGGTCGCGCTGCTCCCGAAACGCTTCTTTGGCGTCGCGGTAGCGCTCGATAGCTTGCTGGAAGGTGTCTTGCGTCATGGGGAGATCAGTTCGCCATCCAGGAGGCGGCGTGGGTCGATTCGGTCTTCTTCGGGGCCTTCTTGGGCGGCCCGGGCGGTTTATGCGTGACGGCCATCAGGCCGAACGCGTCGGCGCCGTGGCTGGCCCAGTCGTGCTCGGGGCCAAGGCCGAGGTCGCCGCGGTCCGGGTCGCGCTTCTCGTGGTACCAGCCGAGCGCCTGGCGGCCGGCCTCGGTCGCGTCGTCGATCGGCTGCAGCGTGCCGTCCAGGCTGGGCCCGTTGTTGAACCACATGGACGGAAACAGCCGCCGCGCTTCCTCGATGCGCGAGCTAGCGGCGCCCTTGCCTTGGTTGGGCACCACCGTGACCTTGTAGCCAGCCGCCTTGAAGGATGACTCGTACGAGACCGAGAACACCTTGTCTTGGGTCGCGCCGTCGTGCGGTAGCCAGATCTGCGCGCGATCGGGCGTGTAGCCCCGCGCGCGCAGCCAGGCCAGGTGCGTGGCCAGGTCCTGGCCCTGCACTTCGTAGTAGTCGAGGACACGGATCTGCAGGCCGACGAACTGCGCCGCCCAGAAGACGAAGCTGTCCGCCTTCGCGCCTGTGCCGCCGATGTCGGCGATGAGTCGGATCGTCAGCAGCGGATCGATCGGCACGATGCCGATGCGCCCTTCCGCCTTGGCCGCGGTCAGCGACTTGGCATAGTAGGCGCCCTCGACGATCGTCTTCATGGCGCCTTCCCAGATGTGGTCGTAGCTGTCGGGCCGCTCGCGCTGGTCCTTCAGCCTCAGGCGCTCGAGGATCTTCGGGAACCGCGGGTTGTCCCGCCAGTTCATCTCGACGATCTTCACGAGTGCGTCCGGCGCCGCCAGGCGGAACCGCTTGTGTGTCGCGCTGCCCTTGCGCTCCGGGTTCCAGGTCACCCAGAGTTCGGAGTCTTCCTCGCGCAGAGTGGGCAGCAGCTTGGCCCATGCAGCCTCTGCTACCGGCTCGGCCTCGTCGACCCAGCACAGCAGGATGCGCGCCTTCGACTTGATCGAGTCGAGGTTGGCGTGCAGCCCGCTGAAGACGTAGCTGATGCGCTTGCACGCCGTGCGGATGAACTTCTCACCTAGCTCGAAGTGCGCGGCCAGCCATGGGTTGCCGAGGATGGCCGCCTTGATCTCGGCGAACGACGAGTCCGCCAGGCTGTTCATGAACTCGCGAGCGCACAGGATGATCCCCTCGCGCTGCTCCTGAGCCCACATGTACGCGCGCACCGCGGTCATCGTCGCGAAGCTGCGCGTCTTGGCGCTGCCGCGCCCGCCGTATGCGCCGCGGATGTACGCCTCGCCCGTGAAGACCGCGATCAGCTTCGGCGGAAGCTCAATCTGCGCCGCGCGCGTCTTCATGGGGCTGCAGCGCGACGAGCTCAACGCGCGTCACGACGTCGATGGGCCCGCCACCCTTGCCGCCCACCTCCACGCCGAGCTTGAACATGCCCAGGTGTCGGCCGCGCAGCTCGACGGACTTCAGCGCCGCGGCGAACTCACCCAGCAGCTCGGCGCGCTGGCCGATGCGACGCAGGTCGCGCAGCACCTCGTCGGCGCTGTCTTCGACGCGCTCGGCTCGCCGCGCCATCTCGGCCTGAATCTGCGCCTCGATCTGCGGATGGCGCAGCAGGTCATAGGCGGTCTGCTTGACGTTGCCGACGTAGCCGGCGCGCCGGGCCGCCGCGGACGGCGCCAGGTCGACCAGGTACTCGCGGACGAATGCCTCCTGCTTCGGGTTGAGCTTGCGTGTCATGGGGTGAGCCTCGCGGCTGGCATGCGGGAGCCGCCGCAAGTCGGTAGGGGTGCACCATCGGCCGTCTGGCGGCCAGGCCGCAAGGCCCGGGCGCCTCACGCCTCCCGCAGGGCGCTGGTGCATGCCGTCCGCTGGCTCGCGCGGCCGCTCAGGAGGCGGCGGAGGGTCAGCGCCTCCGGGATGTTCCCTCGTCGCCCCGTCGAAGCGTCGAAGCCCTGGCCGCGCTGCCAGGGGAATCTGGAAATGAAAAAGCCCGCGCTGTTTCCAGGGCGGGCTGTTGAGCCGCATTTCGAGTAGGCATGCGGCGGCCGACGAAGTGGACTGTAGCAGCAACTCAGCGGGGCACGCAAGTTGCTGCCACGCGTGCCCGTCATCCGATGACCCCAGCCTCGATGAGACGGTCGAGCAGCGCGCGACGCGCGCGCTCCATCACCGTGGGCGCCTGGTCGAACGGCCGCGCCCGGAACACCGAGGCGCCCACCGCGGCGTTGCGAGCGAGCATGTAGCACGCCGCGCGCAGCTCGGTGTGCATCGAGTCTACGCAGGCCTGCACCGCGCGCATCGTCACGCGCTCGTTGTGCTCGTCGACCGCTTCGTCGGCGTCCTCGGCCGAGTGGTAGCTCGCCGGCGTCTGGTAGTCCGCGCACGTGGCCGACCTGGCTGAGTAGCCGCGGCTCAGCCGCGCGCCCTGCTGCCATTCGTGCCAGCGCGCGAGCAGGTCGTCCAGCACCTCGTGGCGCTGCTCCTCGAGGAGATCGTCCCAGGCGCTCACGCCGCCGCCTCAAGCAGCGACGCCTGTACCACGGGCAGCGTCAACTGCTCGATCGCCACGATGACGCGCGCGCCGCCGTCGTCGGGCTCCATGCGCTCGGACTGCAGGCGCCGCACCCATTTGTCATCCTCGAAGGCGATGCCCTTGAGCGAGTCCAGCAGCACCTTGTTGGCGTTGTCGAGATCGATCGACTGCACCGTGTCGTCCCAGGCCTCGCCCAGCTTGCGCTGGCGGGTCTTGAAGTCGAGCGGCCGGTGCGGGAACAGGCGCACGGCGACCGCGATGCGCCCGAGCAGCGGCTGCACGATGCCGGCGTCGGCGCAGGCCTTGGCGACCTCGATGCGGTACTTCTTCGCATCGCTCGTGACGTAGACCAGCGGCATGGGCCGACCGTTGATCGGCATGATGCGAGTGGCCCAGTACCTGTTGGCGCTCACCGGGTAGGGCAAGGTCAGGAGGATCACGAAGCGAGCCCTCCCCTGACGGATCGGCCCTGGCCGAATCCGTCCGAGACGACATTTCCATAGAGGGGTTTGTCACGCCCCAGTGTCACGTCACGGTGGCTCACTGTCACGCCGTGACAACCGTGACACCCTCCCAAGGGGAGGGCGCGCGCGCGCGAGCCTGTCACGTTGTCACGTGTCACGCTTTGCCTGTTTTCTGTCACGCTTGAGCTATTTTCTGTCACGGTTGCCACTCCTACTTGAGGGTCACGATGAAGCCGTTCGCGACCTCGAAATAGCCTTGCTTCGTGGCCCAGGACTTGGAGCGGCCGTAGGCCTGGCGCTTGGAGTCGGCGCTGTCGAGACCGCACTCGTCGCCGAACAGCTTGCGCAGATCGCTCTCGCGCATGCCGTTCTGCACCAGGCGCATGAGCGTGCTGTTGTGGCCGCCTCGCCCGGCCTTGGCCTCGCGCTCCATGACCTCCTGAACCTCCTCGGTGCTGCTCAGGTGTCGGGCCACGAGGCTCCTGAGCTCGTCGCCGTCCTTGTCCACGCCCAGGCGCTGGTGCGTGAGGCTGAACATGGCGTCTGCGAAGCCCTCGCCGTCCTTTTGCTTGGCACACGACAGCGTGGCCAGCATCTCCTTTTCGTCGCGGTGAACGCCGAACATCCAGTCGACGTTGGCGCCCATGGCGGTCGAGCCGCGCGGGCGCTCGGTGGCGTTGTGGCCGCTGTGGTGGATGATCCCCACGGCGCAGTGCCAGCGCTCGCGGATGCGGCCGCCGATCTCGCGGAAGTAGGCCGAGACCTCCTGGGCGCTGTTTTCCTCGCCAGCGAACGTCTGGCTGAGCGTGTCCACGACCGTCAGCAGCGGCTTGACGCCTGTGAGCTTGGCTTCAACCGTGGACACGACGGCGCCGGCGCCGGCGATCAGGTCGACGGCAACCGTGATGACGATCACCTGCACCTTGTCGTAGGGCAGCCCGCGGGCCTTATGCCAGGCACATATGCGACTCCAGATGCCGCGGCCGCCTTCGGCCGCGATGATGACCACCGGGCCTTGCTTGGTGCGCCGGCCCATCCACGGCAGGCCGTGAGCCACGTGCAGCGCCATGTCCAGCGCCACGAACGACTTGAAGGTCTGCGAGGCGCCGAAGATCAAGCCGATCGAGTCGGCCGGCACCATGTTCTTGACCAGCCAGTCGAGTTCGTGCGCTTGGTCGCGCAGCTCGAGCAGCGTGAGCGCTGGGATGCCTGCGCGCCCGAGCTTGCGTTCCTCGGCGAGCCTGGCCAGCACCGCGGCCGCGTCGGCCAGGATGTCGGCGGCCGGCTCGTTCTTGAACGCCCGCGTCGCGACCTGGTCAGACAGCGAAATCATGGCGCGCAGGTTGGAGCGCTCGACCACGATCTCCGCGTAGCGGCGCAAGTTGGCTGCGCTGGGCGTGCCCTGCGCGAGCTGGTTGAGGTAGACCAGCCCCCCGACCTCTTCGGCGTTGCCGCCGGCGGCCAGCTGCTCGAACGCTGACAGCGGATCCACGGACTTGCCCTCGCGCACGAGCGCCGCGATCGCGTCGAAGATCAGCTTGTGCGAGCGCGCATAGAAGTCCGTCGTGGCCAGGATGTCGGAGACCTTGGCCAGCGCCGAGGCGTCGAGCAGCAGTGCGCCGAGCACGCCCTGCTCTGCCTCGATCGACTTCGGCGGCTGGCGCAGATGGGCGACCTCCTCGTCTAGGCGGTCGTCGGGCGGCGGCAATTCGCCTGGGGCATTCACGTAGCGCGTCCCCTGAAATTGTTCAATGAAGGCGACGTCATCCACCGCCTGCTTCGTCCTCGAGGAGCCGCGCGTGCACCGCGGCAATCAGCACGGCCGCGCGATGCGTCAGCCTGGCGACCTGTGGCCACTTGCCGCGCTTCCACGGCGCGGGCGTGAGCGCCTGCGGATC